AGCGTGGTTTCTGTACCCGCCGACCCCAAAATTGGCGTGGGAAGGTCATTGTTGGCCGAGCCTACAATTGATCAAGGAAGTGCCGATGAGGCACAGCCTGCGGCTCGCGTCGCACCACTGAAAACCCCCGTTTCAGAAGATCCAATGTCTACTGCACCCGACATCAGCGTGGTGCGCGAGGAAGCTTCTAAAAAAGCAGCTTCCGCCGAGCGCACCCGTATTCGCAACATCCAAGAGCTTTGCTCTAAGCATGAAATGCGTGAGCTGGCTGATCAGCTGATCGAAAACGGTTCGTCTCTCGACGTGGCCCGTGAGGCTGTGCTTGAGCGCATCGGCGCCAAGCCTGTTGAGACCGTGGCCCCCGTTGATCTGAGCGCCAAGGTTCAAGAGCGCTACTCCATCATGGATGGCGTCCGCGCTCTGCTGAGCGGTGACTGGAGCAGCCACGGCGCTGGTCTGGTTCGTGAACTGAGCCAGGAAGTTGCTCGCAGCTCCGGTCTGACCCTGACCGGTGAGCGCAGCTTCTTTGTTCCTTTCTCGGCTCTGAGCCAACGCGCCACCTACGTTACTTCTGGCGCTACCACCGGCGGCAACTTGGTTGCTACCGATCTGCTGGCTGATGACTTCATCGAAGCCCTGCGGAATGCTTCCCCCGTGGTTGGCCTGGGCGTTCAGACCCTGACCGGCTTGGTGGGTGACGTTGCTATTCCTCGTCGCTCCGGTGTTGCTTCCACCAGCTACCTCTCCACTGAGACCACCGCGATCACTCAGGCAGAGAGCACCTTCGATCAGGTGACGATGTCGCCTAAGAACCTTGCTGCACTCAGCAAGTATTCCCGCCAGACCCTGCTGCAAGGCACCCCTGGCATCGAAGAGCTGATCCGCCGCGATCTCACCGATGGCATTAACGCTGCTATCGACGCTGCGATTCTGAACGGCTCCGGTTCCTCCGGCCAGCCCACCGGCATCCGTAACACCACCGGCATTGGTTCCGTTGCTATCGGTACCAACGGCGGCGCTGTGACCATGGAAGCCATGGTTGACCTTGAAACCGAAGTCTCTCAAGACAACGCTCTGATTTCCGGCGCCGCTTATGTGGTGAACGCGAAAACCATGGGAGCCCTCAAAAAGCTCAGAGCGGGCGGCTCTGCTGCTGGTGACGGTTCCTTCCTGTTCAACGCCGACCTGCAGGCCATCGGTCGCGGTCCTACCCCGTTGACCCTGAACGGCTACCCCATTGCCGTCACCAACGCCCTGCCTTCCAACCTGACCAAGGGCACCGGCACCGGCCTTTCGGCTGCTGTCATGGGTGACTTCAGCCAGGCTCTGCTCGGCTTCTACGGCAACGGCCTTGAGATCACCGTGGGCACTGACTCCGATGATTTCAGCAAGGCTCTGACCTCCGTTCGCGGAATTGTCAGCTTCGACGTGGCAGTTCGCCACGCTCAGAGCTTCGCCTCTGTCGAAGACATCGACGCCTGATCCTGAGGAGGGGGCCGGCAACGGCCCCTTTTTTTTCTTATGAAAATTCTCTGCATTAGAAGCTGCATGGCTTCAGGTGTTGCCCTTGAAGTTGGCAAGACCTATGACGTCACCAACAAAGACGGCGACACCCTGATCAAAATGGGTAAAGCCGAGCGGGCATCTGAGCAAGAGGCCCCGAAGCCCAAGCCCAAGCGGAAACCTAAGGCCGATGGCGTTTGACGCTCTAGCTGACGATCTGGGAGTGTTCCTGGGTGATTTCAATGTGTCTGCCACAGCAGGCAGCACAACAGGAAACGTCATTCTCGATCAGCCGACTGAAGTGATCGCTGGCGACATGGTGCTTACTACCGACTATCAGATCACCGCCAAGGTTTCTGATTTTGGCACCTTAGTAGCCGGTGACAGCATCACGGTTGATTCTGTGGCCTACGTCGTTCGAGAAAATCGCCAAATTGACGACGGCCTGCTTTGTGAAATCACCTTGCAACGGACATGACGACCCGACGCGAGAGCATCCTGGCTCGGATCAAAACCAACCTTGACGCGATTACAGACGCGACGATTCATCGCGTAAGGACCGCGCCACTCGCTCGGGCTGATGTTCCCGCAATCGTTCTAGAGCCTGTCTCAGACGATCCCTCAGAAGAGTTTTACAGCAAAACAAATTGGACCTTGCGGGTCCGGGTTTCTGTCTACGTCCGTTCAACAACCCCAGGCAATACGGCCGACGCTTTGGTTGAGGATGTGCACGCTGCAATCATGGGTGACCACACCTGCAACGGTCTTGCATTAGACATCGACGCAGACACCACAAACTTCACCTTCCTTGACGCCGACGTTCCTTTAGGCGTCATCGCAATGGATTATTTGGTGAAATACCGCACCGACAGGGAAGATCTGACGTCGGCCTAGGTTTGATCAGGTAGGCCAACTAAACTGGGTCTATCACCTTTGATTGATTTTGAGGCTTTGACCTATGGCAAAGCTAGCCCGCGTCCGCAGTTGCCTTGCCAAGATCGAAGCAACGTACGGCACAGACCCGACCCCTACGGGTTCGGCTGATGCTATTCAGCTGCGCAACCTTGAGATTCAACCTGCAGAGTCTGAGGTTCTTTCTCGTGAGCTGATCCGCAGCTATCTCGGCAACAGCCCTCAGCTGATCGCCAACACTCGCGTTGTCGTCAGTTTTGAGATTGAGTATGCCGGTTCGGGCACTGCTGGCACCGCTCCGAAATATGACCCGATTCTGCGCGCTTGTGGCTTGAACCCCACGACCGTTGCGGATACTTCTGTGACTTATGCCCCGCGTTCTACCGGGTTTGAGTCCTGCACTATTCACTATGACACTGACGGCATCCGTCACATCGTCACCGGTTGCCGGGGTACGTTCACAATCAGCCTGAACGCAAACCAAATCCCCGTCTTCAACTTCACGATGACGGGTCAGTACAACGCCCCAACTGATACTGCATCGCCCACGCTGACTTTCAGCAATCAGGCTGATCCTGAGATCTTCAACGACACCAACACTGTTGGTTTCACTCTGTTCTCGGAGACCGGTCTTGCGCTGCAGTCGGCTGAGATCGACCTTGGCAACGAGGTGGTCTACCGCGAATTGGTCAATTCAACCAAAGAGGTTTTGATCGTCAACCGCGCAGCAACTGCAAACTTTGTGATTGAGGCGCCGACCCTGGCAACTCATGACTTCTTTGCTGATTCTGTGGCCGGTACTGCTGGCAACCTCAGCATTCAGCACGGTGACACCGCTGGGAACATTATCACTTTGACTGCTCCTACCAGTGGCCTGTCACTTGGAAATCCGACCTACTCGGAAGACCAAGGGCTTGTGATGTTGAACATCCCGACTACTATGGTCCCCAGTGATTCTGGAAACGACGAGCTACAACTCGCGTTCACATAAGCTGCATGGCTTTTGTCCTTAAGAAGGTCTCTTCTTACAAGTGGCCTGTCTCCGTCGAAGTCCCTGTCGATGGCGGCAAGTTCAAAAAAGAGACCTTCACGGCAGTCTTCAAAAAGATGAGCCGTTCCCGTTTCCAAGATCTCGTTGAGCAAGGTGAAGATGCCTTGATTGGCGAGATCCTTGAGGGCTGGGAAGGTATTAAGGACGAAGAGGGCGAAGCGGTGCCTTACAGCAAGTCCGCTCAGGCCGAGCTGTGTGACGATCCCTATGTGTTGCGCGCCCTGATCAACGCCTATTCCGACAGCTTGGGCGGGGCGCCAGCAAAAAACTAAAGGACGCCGCTAAGCATTGGTGCGAGGGCGGCGGAGTCTTTGAAGAAAGCACGCAAGAGTTGATGGATCAGGGCATGGACCCTGGTGAGATCAACGCAATGCGCAAGTCTCGCAAGACTGAGGTCTTTGAGGTTTGGGAGGATAACTGGGAAGCGTTCTGCATCTTCCTGCAATGTCAGACGCAGTGGCGCGTATCAATGAGCGGGCTGATCGGGCTGGATTATTCAGCGGTTGCTTGGCTTCTTAAACTGTACGAGGTAGAGGATCAACGCCTGACGCTGGAAAAGCTGCAGGTGATTGAGGCTACTGTCCTGCAGATGACAAACCAGAAAGGCTCCCAGTAATGGCCCAAGACGCTCTTATCAGGATCAGGGCGAAGGTCTCGGGGCAGTCTGAGGTCAAGAATTTAGAGCGTCAATTTAAGCAGACAGAAAGGCAGACCAATTCACTCAAGCAAAGCTTTGCCGGGCTGCGTAATGCCTTGGCAGGTGTTGGCGTTGCGTTTGCGGCGTTTCGTGGGCTTCGTTTTGCAGTTATCAAAACTGCTGAGCTAGAGACTCAAACCAGAAGCCTGCAGGTGCTGACTGGCAGCCTTGAGAGCGCCAAGGGCATTATTTCAGAGCTGCAGCAGTTTGCAGCGGTCACGCCTTTTACCAGCTCTGAGCTAATTGAGACCTCAAAGAGGCTGAAAGCCTTTGGGGTTGATACTGAAAATTTGGTCGATACCGTCAAGCGCCTGGGCGATGTTTCGGGTGCCACCGGCGCAGACTTGAGCGGTATTGCCACGGCATTTGGTCAGATACAGGCAAAAGGCCGCTTGCAGGGCGAAGAGCTGTTGCAGCTGCAAGAGAGGGGCGTTGCACTCGCTGAGGTTCTGAAAGAGGAATACAACCTGACCGGCGAAGAGTTCAGCAAGGCTTTGCAGAAAGGTCAGATCTCAGCCGAGGCGGTTAATTATGCCTTGGTCAAGCTGACCGAGACCGGCGGCAAATATGCAGACGGTGCAATTTCGCAGTCAGACACACTGGCGGGCAAGTTCAGCACTCTGCAGGACAACATCCAGCGGATTGCTCGTGCAATCGGTCAGCTGCTTGCGCCGGCGTTGAAACGTGCGCTTGATTTTTTGAATGGGCTGATTTCGCGGCTGTCTGACTTGCAGTTCGGACTGGCCAACGTGCAAGTTTTGCTGGCTAGGACCGCGATAGGCACCGGGCTTGAAGCTCAAGGTTTAGACAACCTGCAAACTGCAGTTGATTCAATCAACCTTGGCCTTATTGAAAATGAAGCCCAGGCCAAAAACGCAGAAGCCGCAATCAACGGCATCTCTAACGCTCTGAAACTGGTCACGTCCGATCCGCAAGCAGTTGAGCGTCAATACCCCGCAATCAGCAGCTTGATTGAGCAGCTTGATTTCTTGCGCAATACGCTCAAGGCAGTGCGGCAGGAAGGTTTTGCGGCCCCAACCGGCGGCGGCGGGCTGACCTTGCCAAAACTGACTGCAGGCACCGCAGACAAAGAAGGCAAAGGGCCGCGGCAAAAGTCGGTAGAAGATTTCATCAAAGGCGCCTTAGATCCTGCCGTTAAGGCTGAACAGGCTTTCGCAAAGCAGGCCATTGAAATTGCCCGGGGCAATGAGTTGCTTCAGGCTCGTTTGGCTGGCACTGAGCAGGAAGAAACAACACTGCAGAGCATCAACAGGATTATTGAAAGCGCTGGGATTAAAGACGCTGAGCGAGTCCAAGACGCACGCAGAACCCTGCAAGTGCTCTTTGATCAAAAGACTGCTCTTGAGGGGCAAATTGATGCACAGGAAGAGCTGACTGAAAAGCAGGAAGCAGCTGCGGCGAAGATGGATCAGCTTTACAAGTCGATTGGTAGCAGCATCAGCAGCGGCATTGTTGACACGCTTACCGCGGCAGTTGACAAAACCAAATCTCTAAGAGACGTCGCCGCTGCGACTCTTAAGGACATCAGCCAAATCATTCTTAAGTTTGCGGTCAATCAATTCTTGGCTGGCAGCTTCCCCAAAATCTTCGGCAGCGCTTACGGCAACGTCTTTGAGCGCAACAACATTGTGCCCTTCGCTCGCGGTGGCGTAGTTAATCAGCCCACCGTTTTCCCAATGGCAAACGGCATGGGATTGATGGGTGAGGCGGGCCCTGAAGCCGTCATGCCTTTACGCCGCGGCCGTGATGGTCGTTTAGGCGTTGAAAGCTCTGGCGGTGGGATTGGGAATATCGTGGTGAATGTAGATGCGAGCGGAACGCAGGCCCAAGGCGACACCGCCGAAAGTCGGCAATTAGGCGAGGCCATTGGCTCCGCTGTCCGTCAAGAGATTCTTAAGCAGAAGCGCCCAGGAGGATTGCTTGCCTAATGGCTACCTTCCCAGACATCGCAGCAAGCTACGGAGCTAGCAAGAGCAGCGCCCCTAGGACGCGCACGGTTCAATTTGGTGACGGTTACCAGCAGCGGTTGCTGTACGGCATCCCTAGCCACATGAACCCAAAAGAATGGCAGCTTTCTTGGGTCAATATCACTGAGGCCAACGCCGACACGATTGAGACGTTTTTGGATGCGCGGGCAGAAGATGGCGCAAGCTTTGATTGGAGCCCGCCAGACGAAACAAGCACTTACAAGTGGATTTGCCCTCAGTGGCGGAAGACGTTGAACACGGCCGCAGCTGTGACGATCACTGCGACATTTCAGCAAGTCTTTGAGCCGTAATGCCGATCCCGTTTTCAGAACTGCAGAAGATCAACCCAAGCAGCATCATTGAGCTGTTTGAGCTTGAGCTTGACGCGACCCTGCACGGCAGCAGCACAACCTATCGGTTTCATGCTGGCATCAACGACGTTGGCTCAGGTACTCAAGACATCATTTGGGCAGGCAATACCTATAGCAAGTTGCCAATCAAGGCAGAAGGCTTCGAGTACAACGCCGAAAGCGGCAGTTTGCCTAGGCCGACTTTGACGGTGGCCAACTTGCTCGGCAGCATCACTGCAATCCTTTTAGACGTCAATACGACGACAGCCGGCAACGATCTGACCGGGGCAAAGCTGACCCGGATTCGCACGCTTGCTCGCTACATCGACAACGCCAACTTTGACGGTGACAACCCGTTTGGCACCCCGGATAGTACGCAGAAATTCAACGACGATATTTTTTATGTTGCCAGGAAGGTCAGTGAGAACCGGGATTACGTCACCTTTGAAATGGCCGCGGCGTTTGACCTTGCTGGTGTCCGAGCACCCAAGCGGCAGTGCAGCGCCAACCTCTGCCCATGGATTTACAAGGGCTCAGAGTGCGGCTACAGCGGCACTGATTATTTCAACGTCAACGACGAAGCAGTAGACGCAAGCGCTGATGACGTTTGCGGTAAACGCCTGAGCAGCTGTGAAGCTCGATTTGGCGAAAATGCTGAGTTACCTTTTGGAGGATTCCCCGGCATTGGCGCGTTTAATTCATGAAGGCAACCGCTAAGGCAAAAGCGCTTGAACATGCCAAAGCGGAGGATCCTCGTGAGTCATGCGGTTTGCTCGTCATCATCAAAGGGCGTGAGCGGTATTGGCCATGTAAAAACTTGGCTGAGACAAGTGATTTTTTCATCCTTGATCCAGTCGATTACGCCGCCGCTGAGGACAAGGGTGAAGTTGTGGCAGTCATCCATAGTCATCCCGTCACCCCGCCGGTTCCTAGTGAAGCTGACCGGGTTGCCTGCGAAAAATCTGGGGTGCCTTGGTACATCGTCAACCCGAAAACTGAGCGATGGGGTGAGTGCAAGCCTGAAGGGTACAAGGCTCCCTTGGTAGGCCGGGAATGGGTTTGGGGTGTTTCTGATTGCTGGACGTTAGTCCGCGACTGGTACGGCGAGCAAGGTATTACGTTGCCCGATTGGGACAGACCAACGACGCCTGACGAGTTCAACGAAAATCCGATGTTTGACCAGTGCTGGGAGGGCGCTGGGTTTTATGAAATTGACGTTTCAGAAATGCGCCCGGGCGATGCGTTGCTGATGGCTATTGATTCCAGCAAGCTCAATCATGTTGCCGTCTGCGTTGAGGATCAAATGGTCTTGCACCATCTCAGGGGCCGCCTTTCGTCAAGGGAAATTCTTGGTGAGTGGCTTCTAAACTGCACTGGAAGGGTGCTGCGTTATGGAGAGAGAGGTTAGGCTCTACGGCCCTTTGGCCAAGTTCATTGGTCAGCGTCGATTCCTTGCCGAGGTAAGCAGCGCAGGCGAAGCAATTAGGATGCTGCTAGCCAACTTCCCTGGGCTAGAGCGCCACATGGCGGACCATCAATACAGCGTTGTCGTTGATGGCTATGACACCACTGAATCAGAAATACACTATCCCGCTAGCCAGTCCATCAAAATCGTTCCCGTGATTGGCGGCGCTGGTGGCGGTGTTGGCAAGATTATTGCCGGGGCTGCATTAGTCGCTCTCGCTATTGCTCTGCCTGGCGCTGGCATGTTCGCTGGCGGCTCAGCATTGTTTGGAGCTACTGGCGCTGCAGCTGGTGGCTTAGTTGCTTTGGCGGGCAACGTCGGCCTTGCGTTGATGTTTGGTGGCGTTGCTCAGCTGTTGTCACCAACGCCGCAGCTGGCGCAAATTGGCCCCGCCTCTACAACCTTGGGCGGTGCAGCTGGACGCAACACAACAACAGAAGGCACTGAGCTAGACCCGCAAGCGTCCTACAGCTTTAGTGGGATTCAGAATACGAGCAGGATGGCCTCGCCCGTTCCCTTGGTTTTTGGGGAGACCATTGTTGGCTCGGTCGTCATTTCGGCCGGTATTGACGTGGATACGATCTGAACATGGCTGAAAAAGAAGCAAAGCAGATCATTGGCGCCGGTGGTGGTGGCGGTGGTGGCGGTGGCGGTCAAACGGTTGTTCAACAAACCGTTGTTGTCCAACAATCCGCTCCGCCCGCTGTTCGCACGCCTACACGGCAGGCCGACAACCTCGCCTCAACTTCTCACGCGACAATTCTTGACCTACTTAGTGAAGGCGAGATTGAAGGCTTCCCTTCGGCTAGGGCCTATACCCGCGGAACGGATAATTACAACAAAGCACTGCTTAAAGACGTATATCTGACCGATACGCCAATTCTTCGGTCTGATGCTGACGTCACTAATCTCAGCGACAGTGACTACAACTTTAAAGGCGTCACCGTAACGACCCGTTATGGCACAAACGCCCAAACGCATATTGACGTCACCGGGTTTGGCGATGTTGAGGATATTAAAAGCGTCAACGCAGAAATTGAGCAGGCCACCCCTATCACTCGGCAGATTACAGATACCAATGTTGACGCAGTGCGCGTTACTCTTGCGGTGCCAAGGCTTGAGGCTTCAAACGCCCAAGGTGACGTTTTAGGCACAAGCGTTGAGTTAGATATTGAAGTTCAGTACAACGGTGGCGGTTTTACCAAAGTCAAGGATGCAGACATTAGCGGACGTACTGCTGACAAATATGAGCGTGACTATTTAATTTCGCTTGACGGCGACTTCCCTGTAGATATTCGGGTGACGCGTGTCTCGGCAGACACTAGCGATGCCAACGTCAACCCAACCTTTTGGGTTTCTTATACGGAAATCATCCGTAAGAAGCTGCGCTATCCCAACAGCGCGCTTTCTGCAATTCGCTTTGCAGCAGAGCAGTTCAACAATATTCCTTCGCGGTCTTATCGGATCCGCGGAATCAAGGTCAAGATCCCAAACAACGCAACGGTTGACGCAGCCACTGGGCGTCTTACTTACAGCGGCACTTGGACGGGCACTTTTGGTGCGGCGCAATGGACGACCTGCCCTGCTTGGATACTATATTCATTGCTTACCAATAGAAGGTGGGGCTTCGGGGATCATGTCCAAGAGGCGCAACTTGATAAGTTTTCGTTCCTCTCTGCGTCAAAATACGCCAACGAACTTGTTGACGATGGCCTAGGCGGGCAAGAGGCGCGCTTTAGCTGCAACGCACTAATTCAAAACCAATACGAGGCCTATAAGCTCGTCAACGATCTTTGCAGCGTCATGCGCTGCCAGCCGTACTGGTCAACCGGTGCGTTGACTCTTAGCCAAGACAAGCCCGCAGACGCCAGCTACCTATTCAACCGCGCAAACGTTTTAGAGCCTGGCTTTAATTACGCCGGCTCTGATCTGAAGACACGCCATACGGTCGCAATCGTCAGCTATTTAGACCTTAATACCCGTGAGCAAAACTATGAGGTTGTAGAAGACCGGGACGCCATTGAAAAATATGGCTGGGTCGCAACGCAGGTTAAAGCGTTTGCTTGCACTAGCCGCGGTCAAGCAAACAGGCTGGCACGGTGGCTGTTGTTCTCCGAGAACAATGAGACTCAGATTGTCAATTTCTCGGCGTCTATTGATGCCGGCGCAATTGTTCGACCTGGCGCAATTATTGACGTTCAAGACCCCATCAGGGCTGGCGTCAGGTATGGCGGCAGGATTGCAGGCGCAGGCGATAACACAATCAACGTAGACGACGCTACGGGGCTGCCTGAGGACAACGCAACGCTCAGCGTGTTGCTGCCTGATGGTACGCTTGAAACCAAGGACATCACCGACCGCACCGGCACGCTAATTACGGTTGACGGCAATTGGTCAACCCGGCCCAATCAAAACAGCGTTTGGGTGATTCAGACGGACGACATTCAAGCGCAACAGTTTCGCGTCTTGACAGTCGTTGAGAAGGAAGACGGGATCTATGAGATTTCAGCTCTTGAGCACAATGCAAATAAATATGCGCACGTCGAAGACGGCACTAAGCTTGCCACCCGCTCGATCACAAACCTAAACCCGATCCCTCTGCCGCCTGACAACCCAAAGGCAGAAGAGAAATTTTACGCAAGCAACGACAAAGCAAAAGTCAAGATTGTTGTGAGCTGGAGTGCTGTAAAAGGCGCGCCGCAATATAAGGTTCGCTATCGGCGGGGCAGCGACAACTGGGAGCAGATGATCGTTGCTAAGCCTGATGCCGAGATTCTTGATACTACAGACGGAACTTACGCGATCGAGATTTATAGCATTAATTCCTTAGGGCGTCAGTCTTCAGATTTCACCAGCCTGACCTTTAACGCCGTTGGTAAAACGGCAGTACCTGGCAACGTACAGAATCTGCAATTTGAAGCCACAAGTGACAAGGAAGGCACTCTGAAATGGGATGAGACCGTCGATCTTGACGTCAAGCACGGCGGCAAGGTCTACATTCGGCATTCAAGCAAAACAGACGGATCAGCTACTTGGTCTAACTCTGTTGACCTGATTGAGGCAATTGCAGGCAACTCAACTAACGCCAAGATTGCGCTAATTGAAGGCGAGGTGCTCGTTAAGTTTGCGGACGACGGCGGACGCCTTAGCGATGGCGAGACAAGCGTCATCATTGACCTACCTGATACCCGCGGCAAACTCTTGGTGCAAACGCGCCGAGAGGATCAAGACTCTCCGCCGTTTCAAGGCCAAAAAGACGACTGCCTGTATAGCGATGAATATGACGCCTTGACGCTTTCAAGCACGGCAGACATCGATAGCAAGACCGAAAACATTGACACTTGGGGCAAGATCGACACCTTGGGCGACACCGAGGCGGATGGCGTCTACAACTTTGTGGACACCTTGGACCTTGAAAATGTTTTCTCTCTTGACTTAAAGCGTCGTTTTGTCACTCGCGGTTTCTATCCAGATGACCTTATTGATGACAAGACGGACAACATTGATACTTGGGGCAAATTTGACGGCGACGTTGCCGACAAGGTCAATGCGAAACTCTACGTTCGTCGCACTGATGATGACCCAACCGGCACGCCCACTTGGGGTGATTGGGCTGAGTTCAGCAGCGGCAGTTTCAAGGGCCGTGCTTTCCAGTTCAAAACTGAGCTGACTAGCACCGATACGGCTCAGAACATCCTTGTAGATGAGTTGGGTTATGTGGCCGAGCTTGAGCGCCGCACTGAGAACAGCGATGGGGCTGTCTCTAGCGGGACTGGAGCCAAGGCCGTCACTTTTGCTAATCGCTTTTTTACCGGAACTGCGAGCCTGCTTGGGTCTGATACGAGGTTGCCTAGCGTTGGCATCACAGCTCAAAACATGCAAAGCGGGGATTATTTCACTGTCAGCAGCGTTTCAGCCACTGGTTTTACGGTCAACTTCTACAACTCGTCTGACGCCGGAATTTCGCGCAACTTCAACTGGTCTGCCGTGGGGTTTGGCAAAGGTGGGTAAAGTGACAGAAAGACTGCTTAGGCCGCCGTGGCTGTTCATGATTACAATCTTGCGAATCAAGACGGGGCCAGCTTCCGTTCAGATTTAAATAACGCCCTTGCGGCGATCGTAAGCAATAACAGCAGCAGCACTGAGCCCGCCACCACGTTTGCTTTTCAGTGGTGGGTCGATACCAACAACACCCTAATCAAGATTCGCAATGCTGCGAATGATGGATGGGTGACGGTTGGCGATTACAGCGCCACCAACTTTGGCCTGCTGACCAGCGCCACGGCTAACAGCACTTACTTGGCCCTGGCAGGCGGCACGCTCACTGGCGCGTTGAACATCGGCACCGCTGGTTCAGTGGTGTTTGAAGGCGCTACAGCCAACGACTTTGAGACAACCCTGGCGGTCACCGATCCGACCGCGGATCGCACCTTTACGCTGCCTGATGCAACGACCGTTGCGGCTGGCCTCGCCGTAGCTCAGACCTTTACCAAGGCACAACGCGGCAGCATCTCCGCGATCACGGTTGCCTCAGGTGATACTACCGAAACGCTTGATTTTGCGACGGCGAACAACTTCGCCCTGACGCTTGAAAACACTGCATCTTGCACGCTGGCAAATCCAAGCAACCTGACTGCAGGGCAGAGCGGTTCTATTTTTGTAAATCAGGACAGCACCGGGAGTCGTCTTTTGACCTACGGGTCGTCGTGGGACTTTGCGGGCGGAACCGCGCCTACTCTGTCCACGGCTGCATCGGCGGTTGATCGTATTGATTACGTCGTCCGCACCACCAGCTCC